TGCATCTAGCGCCTCCACAATGTAGCCAGACCGAATATTTGTCAGAACCATTTTTTCCGAAGCCTGGATTAACTGCAACATTCTCTAAAGCAATAATATCTTCTTTACGATATATTTTTTTAGCTCTCATCATTTTAACGCAAAATTCTCTTGAGCTTGTTGTAGAATCAGTAGGATAACCATCTTTATAAGCTGTGTACATATACCTAACTAAATACGTAATATCTTCTTTACCTTTTTTCTTACTTTTCCCATCTTGCTCACTTTCTTTGTAAGGCGCAGCTTTTCCTACCTTTGCTAATTTAACTTCGTTGTTTAATTCCTCAACCTTTTTGTCAAGCTCATCCTCTAATTCATAGTCAACATCCATTTCATCAATCAAGTCAAACTCTTCTAATAATTCTTCTTCATTTTGACCTAAGTCAATAAACTTATCTAATTCTTTGTTTGCCTCTGCACTTAATTTAACTCCTGTCTCTTCTTCCTTAGTTTCTTCGTCTTCTACGTTCTCTAAGTCAGTAAATTCAAGCGGCTGAAGCGTTTTAAAGTATAAATGCAGCGAGATATCGTTATAAGCTAGTATTTTATCAAATGCATCGATTAAAAGCCCTTGAAAGCCCTTAATTACAAGATTGTCAAATAATATAGATGCTGTTTTTAACTCATCTGCATTATTTCCAAGACCTGTACTGTCTTTTATACCAAATAGCATAGGACTTACAACTCTATGAGCCACCATAATCTTTTTTGAGCTTTCATCACTTAAAAATTGGTATTGTTGGTGTGCATCGCTTAGTTGTACAGGCTCTATGCTTGCTGCTTGTTCTGGATTGTCATTAAAAGCTAAAATAAATTTACCAGCATTGCTACTTCCTGAAAACTTATCATAGATTCTTCTTTCTATCATTTCTCTTTGCTCAGGATCAGGTGTACCATTGTTAAAGTTAATTAACATACTTGGTGCTAGACCATTTAAAATGTTGTTTAGGTGATAATTAGATATTTCTTCTTCTAATTCTGCGTATTGTGTACCACCTTGATAATCTACAGGACTATAATACTTAAAACCTGCTCTGTATGGCTTAATATAAAGTATCTCTAAAGCTTCTTTAGATGTTCCGAATGCTGGAATACGTTTTAACTCATTTCCTCGCTTATACTTGCTCCAGTCACTAAAATAATAATATGCATTTATATCTCCTTTCTCGTCACATTTCTCAGCTCGTATAGTTTCTATAGGTATGTGTTCAATTTGTACAATCTTAGATCTGTTTTTGGAGTAGATAATTTGTATTGCACATTGACCCATTAATTTTAAATCATAACATAACTTTCTGGTACAATCTTTGGTAAACAAGCTCATCATTTGAGCATACTCATTAGGTTTTTTATTTGAATTGGTCGCATCTAAGCCTTTTCCGTAAATCATCTCACTAACACCATTAATAATAGCGTTATTTGTAGGACTACCGTTGTATCTGTCTATTAGGTATTGAAAGTAGTTGTTATCTTCTCCGTATTCAATAAACTCTTTACCTCTAACTTCTTTTACAGCAGGTGATGTATAAGTAGAAAGATTTACAATACTTAAATCTGACTTTGAGCCTTTAGTAAACTGCCCTAATTTATTTCTTGTTCTATTTTTCATATAATTAAGTAATCATTATCATATTGGTCGTTTCCTGTTGGAGTAGTGTATTCTCCATTATTAACTGTATATGGTAATGTTTGGTCTGTACAAAATATTTTGTCTTTATAAATTACACTTGCTCCCTCTTTAACAGTCATATCATAAAACCTACCCTCTACTAATACAGGACTTAATGCCTTGGATATTACTAGATAGTTTTTGTCTGTTGAGGTGCTTATGCTACCGTATGTTGTAGAGGTGTTTGTAGAATCGTCTCTTAGTATCATACTAACTGTACTAGCATAACTTCTAGGAATTATTTTTAAAGTTTGTGCTGAAGCAGATGTAGTTAAATGTTTCATACTTATATAACGTACTATCTTTGAATTTTGTGTATAAAAAAACCCCTGCCGAAGCAAGGGTTGTTTTTGTTAAAACCCCATTTGTCTAAAAGCTCTTGACATTCTTCTTTGACTTTCTCGAGCTTTATCTTGGTTTTCTTTTTTAGCATAATGCCTTTCCCAACTTCTCCACTCTTTTCTCATCTTTAAATGTCTTTTATCAGCTATAAATTTTATTGCCCATTCTTTACATTCTTCTTTTGTTTTACCATAGAACAAAATTGAATGGTTTGACATATAATGGTATTTTGCTTGTAAACTTTCTTTAGGTGCATATTGTAATTCAGCACGCCATTTATCAAGTGAACCATCTTGACATTTAGTATAGGTTGTTTTTAAAGGGTATTTGATTTTCATAATTTTATTTTTAAATTAGTATTAGTTTCAATATTTCAAAGAACTTTGTAAAAAGTTACAATACAATATAATAAACAAATGTTAATAAACCTAATACTTTAACAAAACTTTAACATTTAAACAAAAAAAGAGGAGTTAAAAAACTCCCCTTTCAAAAACTAAACTAATTTACATTATGAAAACTCTACAAGTTCAAATATACAAAATTAATTTTAATTAGGTGTTATCTGGCTACCTTCAGTTGCACCATCCATTACAGATTTTTGAACAAATAATGGTGGGTCAGTTTCTTGTGAAACAAATGTTAGCGAATAACCACTCATATCACCCATAGCAGCACCACTACTAAAAGTTCCTGTTGTTAGTTCGCATCCGTGGTCTTCTCCTAATAAAAAGAAATTACCATTATAATCTGCTACAATGATTTGTGGTCTTGCAACTGCTAATAATTTAATTTCTTCTGATGTTTGTTTTTCTTGAAATGTCAAGTTCATTACTAAACTTGATTCGTAGAAAGTAGTTCCGTTTTCTCTTGATGAGGTTACAGTAGTATCAAGTGTCGATGTTCCTTTAATGTCAAACTTCATAAGCGTTGGACTTCCACCAAACCCAGAAACTTCTCCTCCAGATGTAGTTAAAGCTCCAAGCCCACCAAAGTCAACAAAGTAAACAGCCTTTAAGCCACCAACTCCTGTCTTACACGGTAAACCACGTCCCTTAGTTAATATACAAGCCATATTCTTTTATTTTATTAAAAAAGGGGTGGGTAGAAAAACCACCTACCCCTTATTTGTTAGTTAATTTATTTTATTATGAGTAAAGAACAATATCAGCTCCTACGCCAATTTGCACTCCTGCAGAATAACGCATAACGACTCTACAATTCTGACTTCCGTCAATGTCAGCCATATCAATAACTTTTACTTCGTTTCTGTCATTTAATAGACCAGTTCCGAAGAATAAGTTAGACTTTCTTGCTGCAACTGCATTGTTAGTGTTAAGTCCTGATGTTACAAACATTGGAATACCTTGATAATTCATTTCAGTTTGTCCTACGTTATATAATTCTCTATAACCTAGAGCTGCTTGTGCTTGAATGTAAGCCTTAGCAATAGCTGTTGATACATATAATACTAAGTCATCACTTCCATATACTCCACTTGGAATAGCGTTTACAACTTTGTTTAGCTCTGCAATAACATTAGAAGCATCTACTGATGTTCCTGTTACATCTACTACGTCTGCATCAGCTTGCATTAAAGTTTTAAAACCATCAAAGTTACCTTCTGCTGCTGCACCACCCCAGATAGAGTTTTCAGTTGCTTGTGCAACCTCTGCTGCTACTCTTGCGATAACAAAGTCAGAAAATAATGGAGGTAAATTATCGAAAGCACTAAAGCCCATTTGTGCAGCTTCCCAATCAGAATGTAATTCTTTCTTACAAATCTGAAGGTTAACTTGCAATTCAGTTGGAGTTAATACTTTTTCAGTAAGAGTAAGACCTGATGTCGTTGAATCGAAATCACAATCTGCACTTCTTACTAAATTTGAAAATGCTCCTACTTTCATAGCAGCCTTAAACTTGATGTTAGGTAATATAGTTACAGCAGCTTCATCAAGAGTTTTAGCTGCGAATAAACTAGCTGCTAAATATTTCCCTGCGAATTCACCTGCATAACTGCTACCTGTAATTGTTGGATTTGGCATTTTATTTAATTTTAATTGTTACTTAATTTTTTCATTATTTTATCTAAAGTAGTTTCTTTTCTATTTTGTCCGAACTGTACTTTAAATTTCTCTTGAATTTCAGGATTGTGATTAATTGGCTTAGTTGCTGGAGTTTCGCTAAGTTCTTGTTTAACTTGCTCCTCTACCTCTGCCATTTCTTCTTTTACTTCCTTAAGTTCATTGATCATACCTTTGATTTCTTCAACGGCTGATTCAAATTCTTCTTTTGATACATATTGTGCTTCTACTACTTCTTCTTCTTCAGCAGGAGCTTCTTCTTCTACTTCCTCTTCTGCTTTGATTTCTTGAATTATTCCTTCTTCTTCTACAACAAGTGTTTTACCCTCTTCTGTAAGATACTCACCTACAGGTAAAGCAATTTTATCATCTTCTGTAAGAATAAAGATTTCGTTTCCTGCTTCAAAAGCATCAGCTTCTAATACTGTACCGTTTTCTAGCTTTAATTGTGCTAGTTCTAATACTTCTTTAGGAGTTTCTTCTAATTGAGTTTCTTCTTGCTCAATTTTATCTTCTCCTAAGAAAGTTTTGATTTTGTTTAAGATTTCTGTTGATTTCATATTACTATAACGTTATTAAATTTATATTTGCATTTTTATATTTTACCAATGCCTTGGTTTATTATATTACCCTTACAGCACTTCACTGAATAGGTTTCGTCTTTACATAAACAACCTCTACGTCCTCCTTTAGGACTTGTCTTACTTGGTGTTTCAAATTTTTTCATCTTCCTTGTCCTCTATACTTTTTTTTATATCCGTTTTGTCCTACACTCGCATTTTTGCTGTGCGGATGTGATTTTCTTTTTGGTTTTACATACGTTCTTATTACGTTTCTTGCCATTACTTAATAGGAATACAATTAGGTACTTTTTTTCCGTTCTTCATTTTCATTCCGTATTGCTCATATCCTGGTTGACAAGGTGCTTTTAAATTATGCTCCTCACAAGGCATATACCAAGTTTTACCTTCAAAGTCGTGTGTATGATATTTATCACAACCTATATTCTTTGCAGCTTCTAATGCCTTTTCTTCTGTAGCGTATGCTAACCTATCATCTATAATCGCAAAATCATCGTTAACTACCATAGAAGCTAAATCTATCTCTCCTAATTCTTTTAGTTTACTTTCTGACCATCTCTTAGCTGCTAAACCACCCCAAAGCAAATATGATATAGTACCACAAGCTTTAGAATCTCCCTCATCGTAATATTCTTCTGCTCTACTTAAATAAGAGTACATTCTTTTTATAGTTTCTTTTGAGATTGGTTTTCCTGCTGCTAATTGTGTAGCTCTTACTTTTCCAACTTGTGTAGCACACTTGTTGTTTACTTTTTTGTTAAGCTCTAAGCCTCTCTTAGCGTTGTTCTTTACGCCTGATGGATAATCACTATAAGATTCCAAGTCTTGTTTCTCGTTTCTGATTATGTGTTTGATTTCAGATAGTATGTCTTTAGCTTCGTCTTCTTCAAAGTCGTTTACTGACTCTTGAGGTCTTTCCATTTTGTCTGCAAAGTATCCTTCTATACTAAAACCTTTAACTTTACCTGTTTTAACAAAATTATTCCAGATTTCATCGTTGTTTACCTTAACAGCACCCATCCAAGTACCAATAGGAAGATTAAGTCCATATTTTACTGATTTATCGTGTACTTTATCTTCTACTAACCAAGATTCTACTAATGTTAGTCCGTTTATCGTGTGTTGGTGTTCTAAAGTAGCTTTAGACTGATTACCATTCATTAAATAAAGCTGTGATGCTTTTTCTACAGTTTGTTTAGAGAAATATATATAATATTCTTCTTCTCCTTTTCTACGATATATAGGTTTGTTTGGAACAAGTAAAGCACCCATAAGAATACGCTTTTCTTTATCTACCTCAGCAAGTTTTATTTCTTCGTTTTTAAGTGCTATGAAATCTTCTTCTATTGCAGGATTTTCAACTACAGATATAGCTTCTATTCCTGTGATTTCATCGTCGCCTAAAATAAGTTCTACAATTCTCATATTATAATAACGTTTTAATTTATTTTTTTGTTTATCCTATACTTGCACTCTGTACAATGTTTCGATCTAATTGTTGAGCTGTTGATACATCACTACTAACTACAAAAGCTCTTGGCGGAGGTTGATTACCTAATAAGTCTGCTAATTGATTTGTACCACTTGCACCTACTGTACTAAATGATGGTGGTAATGATGATGCTGTTGCTGCTGGAATTGATGTTGTTGGCTCTCCTCCTGTATCTCTTGCCCCTAATCCTGCTGGTGGTTTTGGTGATTTAGATGATGCTATTTTTTTAACGTTAGCTATTCCACCTGCAATAACAGCTGCTGCTCCAATAAACCCAAATATTCCTCCTTGTGCTAAGGCTTTGTTTGCACCTGCATAAGTATCTTGAATTGCTTGTACTATTGCGATAGCTTTTCCAAACTTAGAGTTTTGCCCTACAATACTTGCTATGTTTCCTAATGTTTCTTTAAGTTGTCCTTCTTTTGCTTTACCTAAATCTTTTTCTATTTTTTCTTGTTGATTTGAGTTGGCTTGTTGGAAATCAAGTAGTTCATTATTTGCATCAATAAACGCTTGTGTACCCTTCTCGTATGAATCTCTTTTAATTTTTAATCTATCTTCTTCAACCTTTCTTTCAATTTCAAGATTATCTAACATCATTTGCATCCTTGTAACTTCGTTTTGCTCCATTTCAGCATTAAAGTTTCTCTGCTCGTTTTGTCTTAATGCAGTAGCCTCATCATTAGACAATTCTAATTCTATTTTTTCTTTTAATAGTGCAACTCTATTAGATTCTTGTTCTGACATAAAACCTTCTATCTGAGCTTCTATTGCTTTCTTTTCGTTTCTTGCTTCTAATAATGCTAATCTATCTTCTTCTAAACCACTAAGTTCAAATTGCTTTTCTGCTTGTTGTATCATCAATGCAGCATTAGCTAACATAGATGTTTCTTGTTCTTTAAGAGTTTCTTTAAGTTTATCATTAGCTGCTATTCTATCATCAATACTTTTAAGATCGTTGTCTCTTATTTGTCTTTGTTGTTCAGCTTGTCTATCGTATTGCTCTATCAAACCTTGATTTACTATTCTTGCTTCATTAGCTGCTTTTTTAAGTTGTTCGTTTGCTTTTACGTTTTCAGCAATAGACTTAACACTAATTTCACTTAAACCCTCTACTACTTGTGAGCCTATGTTTCCTACTTCGCTTACTGCTTCACTAAAATCTGTTGCTATTGCTGTTCCTGCTTCTGCTATACCGATAGTTGTGTCAATAAGACTTTGTTTAGTTTCATCAATTTTCGAGTTAAGTGCCTCTATCTTTTCTGTATCTCCACTACCGAGAAACGATTGTTCCCAAGCTAACTGTGCTTGAAAGAAACCTAAAGCCAATCCATCAATAGCTATTTTAAATGGTGCTATAGCTATTTTAAATACATTACTTACTACCCTACCAAGTGCATCAAAGTTTTCTGTAGTAGATGATACACTATTATATACGTTTACTAATACGTCTCCTATTTCTGCAAATACTTGTGAGATTGTACCTGTAACTACTGCTACAGTATCCATAACTTGTTGGTTTTTAGATAATGCAGCTGCTAAAGCACCAAACAATGCTACTACAGCTCCAATACCAGCAGCTTTAAATGCAGTACCCATACCTTTGATACCTTTACTTAAAGAACTAAAACCTTTTTCTGATTTCTTCGCTGTTTTATCTGTATCTTCTATTTGCTTTTCTAACTTAGAATACTCCTTTTGCATTTCATCTAAGTTCTTGACAGCTTCTTTATATTTAAGTTTTAATTCTGCTTGTATTACTTTTGCCATACTTCCTTTTTAAATTGTGTATATGCTTCTTTAATGCTTTCAGGGTATTTGTATTTGCCTTTAGCTATTTTTATGTTTTCCGTTTCGCCTTTAGCATAAGGCAGTAAGTCTAATATATTTCTTATCACGTTAGTACACTATTTGTATATGTTACTGTTTTTACTATTAGATCTAAATCTGATTTCCCTGTTGTTAAATCTATTTTAATACTATTTATATAATATTCTTGACCTTCTATTAATATAACGTCATTTACTCTATAATTTAGAATAAAACTTACAGGCAATCTAGCTGATACTTTTATAATCCTAGCATTCTGATTAAATGTTTGTAAAATATAGTTTTGATAGAATCTACTAAACAAACTATTTGTGTTTACAGATTTATTAAATTCATCATACTCAGCACCAAAATTTAAAGAATGATTCTGATCAGTAGAAACACTAGAAGGTGCATTATAAGCTGTAATGTTTAGTCCTGTAACAGGAGAGCCACTACCTCCACTTTGGTCTATAACCCTATTGAAAAATATAAATGGTTTACCTAGAGTTGTGCTACCCGCATCATCTACCCACCATCCTAGTATGTTGTTTGTATTTACACCAGAACTATTTTGAAGATTTATTAAAACACTTCTTTCAAAAGGTACTTGTAAATTAAATGCTTGACCGTCATACTTTTCTGGAGCAGAATATTCTAAATCACCAAACGCTTGAGCAAACTGATTGAGAAATCTAAGACTTGTTTGAGTTACAGGTTTAGAATAATTAAAGTTTACTTGATTGTATGGTACTGGTCTGTCTATTGTACTTTGTGATACATCTATGTATTTTGTTATGTCTCTTGTTACTCCCTCAAACATAAAATCATCAAAAGTCTCTACATAAATCGTGCTATCACCTAATCTTTTGTAAGCAACTAGATTAAACATCTTAAACAAGCCACTTAGAAAGTCTATTACTTTCATTTTAGGTAAATAGTCTTGAATAAATATATTGTCGTTTAATACTTTGTTTGTTGCTGTGTAATTGTGAGCTGTAGATTCATTTTTAGTAATAAGCATTGTAACACTTGAAAAAGTTTCTTGTGTTTGACAATTGATTCTAAACTCTATGTCATAAGTCCTAGAACTAAGATTACCACTTGTTAAATTCATTAATGGTATTGATAGATTTACGCCACTTTGAAAAGTTATATCTTCTTTAAAAAACAATAGCTCATTAGTGCTTTTGTCTTTTACAATTATTTCTCCTGTTGTTGCGTTAGCACTAGGAGTAAGTGCAACTCTTATACTGTAGCTGTCTGGGTTAGTTACAACTAACTTACCTCCTGTTAATAGATCTCCACTACCAGAACTATAAGTAAAGTCAGCTAAAGTAAACTTAATACTTCTTGTGCTTGTATCTACTCCAAATGTTTTAGTAGTTGTTTCTGGTGATGTTATTGGTGTCTTTTCTCTATGCAACCACAAGTAAAGCTCATCAAACATATCACTACCAAAAAATGTTTTAATATCACTTGTTGCATCTTCTAAAATTACATCTTCACTTGGACTAGCTTCAGTTATAACTTGGCTTGTATCCTCAGCTAATACCTTTTCGTCCAGGTGTACATCTTCCATATTAAATGTGATGTCATATTGAGTTTGTATTGCCTCTATAACTCTTTTTAGTTTTATTGCTGGTTTAAGTTGTTTACGCAAGTCTGTAAATGTTACATTGTCTAATCTGTCTGTAGATGTAGTATCATAGGTATAATATGTATTAAGAGATATTAAGGGTACTACTACGTTTCTATTTGATAGGTTTGTAGCTGCTGTGCCTGTCGATTGTAAGCCTGTTTTAAAGGCATCTAAGAAATCATTGTTGTCATATTGTATGTCATAAGTAGATAAGCCATTTAAACCGCTTAAATCTTCATCTCCAAATATATCTTTTAGGTTATTAGGCTCACCAAAGAATACTACTTTGTAAGTGTGTGGTTTATTGTCTTTTAGTGATACGCCTGTTAGTCTAAGTTTGCCTGTCTTGAATGGTACAAAGTTTATCTCAATTCTTGCATCTACTTTAAACCTAGCATCAAAGCCACCTTGTATATTAAAGTTATAATAGTGTTTAAATAGCTTATTATTAGTTTGAGATGCTGGTAAGTTAAACTGCTGTGAGAAAGGTGTAAACAGCTTACTAATGTCAGATACATTTTGTATAGAATCAGTTATACTTATTGATTCATCATTAAATAGATCTACCCTTGTGTCTGATATAAATAGTTGTACCTCACGCTTCATTATACTATATTATTAATAACATCGTTTGCATCCTCAACCTCTAAAGTGTATTGTGTTAGTTTGTCGTTTACAGACGTCTTTTTAGTAAGTGATGAGGTAACTACATTTACAGGATGCCATTTTAAACTTATACTATCAGTGTGAGTAAAGGTGTTTATATATATCCAAACATACTCACTTAACATAATATCTTGTATTACTTCGTTGTAAGCCTCTACTAAATAGTTTGTGTTTAAGGTAAATCGTTTCTTACCTGTTTTGTTAAAGGTTTGCATTTGATGGTCTTGTATTCCATAGCTTGATGTAGATTGTACAAATATATTTCTTTTAAATTGTTCTGATTTAGTATTTACACTTTCTACGTTCTTTAAAAAGAAATAATGGTCTTGTGGCATACCATTCTTATTTATAAACCTCATCTGTATTGGTGTGTACTTAGCACTACATACTCTTTCTACTGAATAAGTAATTGTTGAAGCTGATACAGAGCTTGCTGAGGTGCTTACTGCGTATCTTGTTGCTGTACCGCTAGCCATAGCATAAACAAAACTTGCTGTATTATCTGGAAGATATATTTTGTTAGTACCACCTGTATTTGTTAAAGCTGCATCGTCAGGGTCAATGTCAGAATTTGCACTATCCCAAAACATTGAATATCCATAGAAGCCAGTATGATTAACAGTAGTTTGTATTGTGCCTGTACCTCCACCATCTACTGCTGTGAATGTTGTTATTACATAAGCGATAGATACTGTATCAAATGATGAACCATCTGAACCACCATAGTTAGCTGTAAAATAATCTCTAGCTAAAGATGATATTTCAAATACTGTTCTATTACTTGTTGCGTTTTTAAGTATCGTATATCGTAAAGCTCCGTCTATAGTCAAAGCCATTTGTGCTGACAAGTGTGAGCCTGTAGTAATTGTAACAAAAAAAGGACTTCTTAATAATATATTAGCCATTATTCAAATATTAAATTTTCTATATCTATACCAAATTTCTCTTGTAGCTCAGGAGGTAACTTATCAAAGGCTTGATTAAAAGGTTTTGTAAAAAACATACTTGCTCTAATTCCTTTATTAAATACACTTCTAGCTATAAGAAACTGTAAACTTTGATTTGTTATAAACCTACCTGTTTTTGCATCTCTACCTTTAATGCCTTTTTTCTTTATAAAATCTTTAAAGGCTTTAGGAGGAGGCATACCTTTTAAACCTCTTTTACCTCCTTTACTTTTAAATTTATAAGGACTACCACTTGTGGTTTCATCAGCATAGTAAGATTTATTACCTCTTACTCCCTCATCTTGAAACTTACCATAATCTTCCATTTCAAATATTACGCTAATATATTCATTAGTAGTAATAGGTTCATATTTGATACTGTTGTATAGTTTCTTGTTTACGTTCTTATTACCTTTTGTTAGCCTCGACCTAGCTTGTTGTACTACAAACTTTCCAAAGTTGTTTAGCGCCTCTCTTGTTTCTTTTAACTGCATACGTTTATATCATTTGCTATTAATACATCAAAGCTACAAGCGACTCCTGCTAACCTATTCTCAAACCTTTCATAAAAGAACTCACAAGAAGCATCGCCAGATAATTGATATTTATCCTGGTACAGTGTTCCCTTACTTAATAATCCTACTAACTTATTTGCTACAGCTAATTGTGTGTTTAGTATATCTTGTTCGTTATTGTTTCCTACAAAATGGTCTGTTGTTTCATCTTTAGATACATCAACTATATCCATACACATTACAGTAATGTTAAAGCTAAGAGCTGCCTCTTGTATTGTAACACTATTAACTATTATATGAGCTAAAGGAAATATTGTTTGCTTGGCTAGGTCTATATCAAATATATCTCCTGTTGTTACAGTATTGACATTCTCATCTAATAAGAGCTTTGTCTTTAGTGTTTGTGTTATTTGGTAATAGCCTCTTACTCCTTGATTGCTCATCTTCTAAATTTGCTTTTCATTTGTTTTGATTCTAGTTCTGCTTTTTCTTTCATAAAACTTAATGCGTATAAACATTCGTGTAAATTTAATTCAGTGATATCTTTAAATCTTGTAACATCTTGTCCAGATAAACCCCAAACTGATTGATACCATCCCCACTTTCTATTGAACTGAGATATTGCACTAAATTCTCCTCCTCCTCCTGTGTTTCCAAAGAGTTCATCATAACTGTCGATAATTCCATCCCTAAATGATAAAAAAAAAGTATAGAACTAAATACAGCATCCATTGGCATATTTATCATATCTGAAAATTTATCTCCTGTGTACTTCTCAATAGTATACTTATCTTTATAGCTTTGCGTTATTGGTCTGTATAATACTGCCATAGCCTTATGCATATTTTCAAAGTCTCCTATAAACGTATCTAAGTCTATATACTCTCCAAATGTTATATTTTCTAAATCAGGTACAAAACCATAAGTAATACCTTTCATTTCAAATTGCTTTACGAGTTCAGGTTTCTCGTTAAACATATCTGTAAGTATTTTACATATATCTCTTATACTTTTTGCTTTCATAGATCTGACTGTATGATTTCTTAAACCACAAAATACTTCTATCATTTTTATAGCTAGAAAGTTTTCATCATCATTATCTTTTTGATACTTGATATACTTTTGGTATTGTGCTAATGTAATTTCGCTTAGAGTGTCTGGTATATACATTTCTACTTTCATATTTATATAACGTAGAAATAAAAAGTTTTAGAAACTATTGTATAGCGTAGTTACCTCTGTTAGGGTTTTTGAGTTGCATCATTAATGCGTATCGAGCTGCATCAATACAATCAGGATGTACGCCTGTAGGTTTTTGTAGATTGTTTCCCTCTTTGTCTTTATCCCAAACATAACCTTGTAGTTCTCTTATTAAGTTCTTAGACTTAGATGTTACATAGATTTCATTCTGGTTGATTAGGTTGATACCATAGATTATTGAATCTCTACCTTTTGTAACAGGAAATACTTTGTGTCCGTAGTTCCTCAGCTCCTGGATTGATTTAGGCTCTGCACTATCTGCGTATATTTGTTCTCGTATCTCGTTTTGTTTGATAAAATAGCTGAGGTCTCTATTTAACATTCCTTTACGATAAAGTACCTCATCAAAGATATAAGCATCATTCCATTTATATAGTCTTATAATTGTGCTTGGATCTACAGAATAACCAAAGTCTAACCCAGAGCATAGTAATCTAGCTTCTTGTGGAATATTGTCTATAGGTTTCCAATCAGAAATACAGACACCCTCTAAGCTACCTATTTGTCCTAGACCGTAAACTTTCCACCAATTAGCCCAATATGTTGAGGTCTTGGCTTTTTCTCTTGCTTTCTCTATTTCTTTAACTATAGATTCTGGTAAGCTGTTATTATCCTTATAAGTTAAGGTTATAAAGTTCGCATCTTGCTGTCCTATTAATTCTTTATCTACCCAAAACAAATTAGCTGGATTAAAGTCTAGCCATATATTACCAGATGTTCTAACTGCTAATTGTTGATAGGAATCAAAGCTCACATTGTTACACTCGTTTATAAATAAGTCTGTTCTTCTAGCTCCTCTAAGTTTATCTGGCTGATCAGTACTAAAGAACTCTATATAGCTACCATTGCTGAATTCGTATTTTAAGGTACTCTTATTGAACTTTCTATCATCATACCTATTCAAACCCTTTAAGATGTTTAAGAAGTCTTTTAAAGCACCTCTACGTAAGTGTGGTATTGATTCAGCTACTATGCTTATTTCTTTTCCTTTGTTTCGTATTGCATAGTCTATAAGGATTGCAATGATACCTATTGTTTTACCTGCTGAAGATCCTCCTCTAATTATACGAACTCTTTTATTAAGTTCTCTTAGTTTATTAAGTGCTGAGGTTTTAGTTAGTTGCATTAATCAATAAATAAAGGTACATCTTCGTTTATGTGTATGTCCTTTGTTTCTTTTGGTTTACCATATCTATAACCCATATATATACCCATAGCTCTCATATCTCCACTTAGAGCCTTTTCTCCTAACTTTTTAATAACTTCTTCTTTATTTATTATACTGTCGAGCTTTTCTATTAGGTCTTTCTCCTGTTGTTTAGGCTTTCTGCCTGCTCCGTCTCTTTTACCTCCGTGTTTACTCATCTTGAAAAAAACTTGATTAATCAAGTATATAACGTAAGTATTTTAAATTTTAGATAGTATCACTAACATTAGAAATAAAACTACACAAACTATTATTCCATCAATAGCAAAGGCTTCTGTCCTTTCTTTATTGTTCATCTTTTTCTAATTTTTCCTTAATTGCCTCAACACTCATATAGATTTGGCTTACTATATTCTCTAATCTTTTTATTCTTTGTATTGTAGTGTGTTTTTTGTTTACCATAGTCTGCCTTGTTGTTTATGTTGTTCTATTCGTTTCTTTGCTGCTTCAAAGTATTCTTTATCTATTTCGTACCCTGTAAAGTCAAAGCCTAAATTATGACAAGCAATTGCAGTAGTACCACTTCCTAAATATATATCTAAAACTTTAAGGTTTTGTGGAAAACATTTTAATATGTCTGAAACCATTTCTAATGGATAAGCTCTTTTGTGCTTCTTTTTTGTTCCGACAGATTTCCAATAGTTAACATCACTTAAATTTAAATTGTTTGTAAATTTAGTTTTTTTTTGTTTTGACATCCAATATATTCTTTCACTAAATGGATAAAACCTTATCTTATCAAAGTTTTGACTTCTGTTAACCCACACCAATTCTTGTTTAATTTTCCATTTAGTTTTTAACAACCATTCATAAGGAGATATTTGGAAGCCATTCCTAATTCTGTTTTTATGATTATAAAAAACACTACCATCATCTTTCATAATTCTAAACAACTCGTTTAGTATGTTTATTTGATTGTGTTGATATTCATCTTCAGGATAGTCATCTTTATATGGAGTAAAATATTTCTTACCTGTATGATGTTTTTTACCTAAATTGTATGGAGGGCTTGTAATACATATATCAAAAGTATTATCCTTAATCTCTTTCATAGCTTCCATACAGTCTTGGTTATATATCATTCTGTACCTGATATTATTTGATCGTGTGGTAGTCTGTTTCTATTGTATTGATCTACTTTCCATTGTTCGCTATGAAACTTATCTCCCTCGATTTCTTTTTGTAGGTGTGCTAAAGCTCTCCAGGCTATTTTTGCTGAGTGTCTTACTCCATCTATATCGTGCATACCATTTTCCATTAGGTGTCGCATCAATGCATCTAAGTCATCGCTACTCTTTTCTCTATCCCAATGTATATCTTCGTCTGGGTGATGTTGTTTACTTCCTATGTAGCTTACTCGTGCTACTTCGCATAATGCATCAGGAAAGTATTTTATTAGTCCTTTATACAAGGGTGTCTCTTTTCTCTTTTGTTTGTTCTTTTCCATCTATATCTTTTAAGGGTAATGTATCTACTATTCTAAGGAGCTTTTTTAAGTCCTTTTCTTTTGTGTAGTCTATTATGTGGTTTATTAATGCTTTTCTTAATTTTGATTTGTTTCTTAGTCTGAGAAGCACTATGTCAAAATACTTATCTAATTTCGGATTGTATCTTCTATGCATCTCAAATGCTTTTAAACTATATATTGCTGTAGCGTGATCGTAGTTCTTTCCTTTAGATTCGTAAAAGTCTCTTATCTCTGTAAACTTCATATTGCAATGATGTCTTAACATAAATGTAAGTAAACTTCTTATCTCTACAAATTTTCTTTTTCTACTATTTTTAAATACATCAATTCCTGATATATCTATAATGTTCTTTGCTATTTTATTTGCTTCTTTCATATTCTTCTAATGCTTTTTTGTATGCGTTTGCTGCTTTAAGTTCGTCTGTAAAATACCCTAAATATTTTAATTTATAATTTATTCGTATATGAGCTTTCCATTTATTTATCCTTTTATCCCAAGTAACACCAGTATATTTAGAAGTTCCTTTTTTGTCTTTAGAACAATTTTGTCTGTGAGTTATTAATTGTAAATTATAAAGTCTGTCATTTAAAGGGTTATTGTCTATATGATCTACTACTAACTTGTGTCCACAAGGTTTGTGATTTAAAAAAGACATAGCAACTAAAACGGCTGCTTTTAACATTTTTTTTTTCTTTTTGTTATATGTATTTATTACATATCTACTTTCACCATTTATGCTTTTAGAAAGAAGTTTTATTTTATTAAATTTTAAACTTCTAAAGTTTCCCAAGTTACTTGCTTGATAATTATCAAAGTCAGGTATATCTTTCCAGACTTCTATTCCTAATCTACTTAATAAAGAATCTATCATAATGTTTTTTGCTATTTTATTTGCCTCTTTCATAAATTCTTTTATTAATTATTTTACAATATTTATTATCTATTTCATAACTTATAGTTTCATAACCTAAATCATAAGCTACTTTACTTGTTGTACCACTTCCTGCAAATACATCAATAATAATTTGATTTTCTTTTGCTGTAGTTTTTATGATTTTACTAATCAGCTCTTCAGGTATTTGACAAGGGTGTTCTGTCTTTTCCTTGCTAACATTTTTGACCTGATTTATATTCCACCAATCATAAAGTTTTGCACCTGTTTTACCCTCTGCTATTCTTTTTTTAATTCGTTTGTCGTTTAGGTTTTTGTATGGCTGTCTTACTTTTCTAAAGTCAGGCTTACAACCCCACCAGCTTATTAATCTACTTTGTTTACCTGTGTTGCTGTTATAAACCCAACATACTACTTGTTCACATTTTACGTTTATAGCTTTAGGTAATAGGTTTATTGTTTCTTCTGGATAATGAATAATAACACAAGGTGTAGGTATTTTAGATAACAAATCTATATAGTCATCTTCTGAAATTCTATCTTTGTATCCGTTATAATGATAACCTTGATTGTAAGGAGGATCTGTAATTGTCAATCCTTTTGGTATTTTACAATCTCTAAAATCTTGATTTATTATTTGTATCACAATGTTCCTTTTATGCAGTAACTATCAATGTCAACCCCATTTATAAAAAATGTCTCAAAAGTTTCTATTGCTTTTTTTACCTTTTCTTTTCCTGAATTATAAAACTCCTCGCTAACATCATAGATACCAATATCTAGTGAGCCTTTGTCTATAGCTGCAAACTGAAATTGGTCATACGTTTTATTAAATAATTCACAATAGAGATACACTTGCACATCATATCCATACTTATAACTTTGATATTTAAAACCTTTTATATCACTACAAGTTTTTAAATCGCACAATCTGTAAGAATCTAATACATCTGCTTTACCTCTAAATGGGTAGCCTTGTATCATACCTATTGCAGGTACTTCAAACTCGCAATTCGTTATTAGTTGTAATGCGTGTTCGTTTCTTAGAAAGGCATCAGCTAATCTTTCTGCATCTCTTTTTTGTTTTATTGTAAATACCTTTCCGTGTTCTTCTTTGGCTAACTTATAAGCCTTAGAGTTTTTAGATTGTACATCTACAAATATTTGTTTTTCAAATACATTTGGTTCAAGTATTGCCGTATGAAATAACCATCCTGCATCTAAAGCATTTGATTCTTGCGATCCGTATTGTGTAACATATTTGTATTTCTTAGGACTATCTAAGAGTAGTTTAATTGATGAAGAGCTTAGAGCTGCCTTACCTAAGTATCCATAGTAGAACTCATCTTCTGTCATAAGTTCTAGTATCTCATCGTGTCTAAATGTTTCTCCGTTTAAGAGTTGAATATTATCCATAGTAAAGTAATTATTAAACCTAAGTAACTATAAGCTGTTGCTTTGATTTTGTTTTCGTAATTTTTCATTTTCTTTTTCTGATTTTCTTGCTCTCTCTATAGCTCTGTTTCTTGACAGTCTATATTCTGAGATTGCTTTTTTATAAAGTCGTTTGTTGTTAATGTTTTCTTGGAAATAAAAAGTGAGCCTAGATATAGCATCTGCCATTTCCTCAAGCTCACTTGTTTTTTTCTTGTTGTATTCTTTTAGGATTGTACTAGCTAAAAAACTAATATCAGCCCAAATCTCCATATCTTTATAGTTGTCAATCTTTTTCATCTATGCAAATATCCAAAGTGATACCCATAGTAAAGTAAATACTGATACTACAAAAATAAATTCTCCAATAAGTTTTAAAGTGTTTTTCATTTGTTAAAGTGTTTATATAATTCTTCTGAATGATTATACGCTTCTTGAGCTGCTTGTTTAATAGATAAGTCTTTAGTGTTTCTCATTATAAACTTGAGTAACCCCTCTACTTTTCCAAATTTTCCTGCTTCTTTTATATTCATTTTGTTTTAGTTTAAAGCTAATATACAAATAATAACAATATAAACAAATGTTAATTAAATTTATTCAAATGTATCTTGTGAGCTTCTGACTCTTTAAGAAGATAACATTCTTTGTTGCTTCGCTTCTTAGTCCATAAAGTAGTGTCAGGACAATACAGCTCTACAGGTTTTGGTTTAGGTAAGTCGTTTAGCCAGAAAAGATAATTGCCTTTAGGATCGTTAACAAAGTACAAAGCTATAGCATCTTCCTCTAAAAGTTTATCATACTTATATTTCTCTATCATTTTTTCCTGGTAATACTTTTTACGAAACTTCATTTCTATTACACATTGTACACCTTTTGGCGTTGTGCCAATGCAATCAAAATGCTCAAAGCCATTACCACAATGCTCAAGATTCCACCCATCTAAATTAAGTAGAGTTACTACTGCTTGTTCAAACTGATGTACTTTTTTTAAATTCATACAAGTTTATTTAGATCTGCTATCCATCTTCTGTATATAGCTCCGTTACAAGTACAAGGCTCATTATATTTATGATTATAATATTTAGCGTGTAGTTCTGCTACAAGCTGTATTTGTTGTTTATCTAATTCGTTTTGTTTAGATCGATTAGTAAACTCTAACCATCTTTCCTTATCTTCTTCTACCATAGCTTTACTTTATTTGCTTTATCTTTTCGCTTGTCGCAGCCACAATCATCTCCCCAAAGCTTTTTGACTAAGTATTTTATTCCTGTGTATGTTGTTATCTTTTCTATTAAGTCTCCAAGTCCCATTCTATTTTTTCTTTAATTAATTTTTTAACACCTTTTACTGTATTATATAACGAGTAATATGAAATGTTAGTTAGCTTGCTTACTTCTGCTATACTCTTTTCTCTTGTAAGCTCCCACACCTTTCTATCATACCAATATAACTGATCAAGTAATTTATTGTATTCTTTTATTTTTTTTGGTACATCTTTCTCTTTGTATTCTTCTTCTTCCTTAATATACTTTTCTAGATACTCAATGTTTACTTTTTGTATCTTCGCTTCTTTGCGACAAGTATCATAGAACAAAGACTTTAATGTTCTGTAGATATAAAACTTATTGATGTCATCATCAAAGGTTATATCAAGCCCAGAATTAATAAGCGTGTTTACTTTGAGATACATATTTTGTACTACGTCCTCTGCCTCTGATGGTTTACAACCAAAAGATATTACTTGTCTTACCCAAGTTTTATGATGCTTAGCTATTTTTTCTAGTATCGTCAATTTGTAATTGTTTCTTAGTTCTATACTTTATTAAATTTTTACCACCTACCTGAAAGCCTACATTGTTTAATATTGACTTAAATAGTATTGGTGATTCGTGGCTTGTCGGTTTATAGCCCAAACTCATTTCCTTGACCTTACAAACTGCTAGTCTTGTGTACATCCAAGCATCTGGAGAAGAAATGTACCTGTGAATTACAAGTGCATCATCAACACGGTTTCCGAACACAGCACCTCCCTCAGTATCTCCTAATGTTGCAGGAGGTGTCATTCCACCATATTCGTGATTAGCTCCGTGCTTTCTACGCAAAGCCTCTGTTACTGCGTGCGCACATATCCAAGTAGATATATTATGTGTTTTGCAGAAGATGCGTATATCAGTAAGCTGCACATAGTTAAATTCATAACCGTTTGTGTTTCTTAAATCTTTTTTTAAAGAGTTTATAGGGTCAATAAGTAATCCGTGATAGTCCCAAGCATCCTTAACTTTTTCTGCTAATTTTAAAAGTTGTTTATATGTGTATTGTCTGTTAGTATCTACAAACTTAAAATGATTATATACAAAGTCTTTTGATTCTTCGTAATCTTTTTCTTCTATTTTATTTATTGGTTTTCCTTCTATAAATTCAATTAATTTTTTTATGAGCTGTACAGCATCATTTTCTGAAGAAAAAACTAACCATCTAATATTGTGTTCTAATGAATATAATAACATAAGATAAAAAGTAAAGTGTGTTTTACCTACGTTGTTATGACCTACTAGCAAACACATATTACCTGCAACAAATCTAAAATTTTCATCAATCTCTTTATGTCCTAGCTTTAAGGCTTCTTTGACTTTACCTTTACGAAAGTCGTTTAATGTATTTATATGTTTATCGTAGTTTATGAGCATAAAAAAAGGGGGTGCGAAACCCCCTATAATTTAAAAGTTGAT